TGCATCAGTAGCACCGCGCACAATCGTAATCGGCGCTAGATCTGGGTGTACCAAAATCAATGTGTCAGCACTCTGAGTAAAATTCAAACCATCGAGCATTGACGATGTAATTGATGAGATCGTCAGATAGCTATTGCCCGATCCATTGATGTTGGCAATGACCGTCCGATCTTTGATGACATACATACGCTGGTGGACAAAACACAGCATATAGCTGTCATCAACAGAGAACTCAAACGGCACCAGGCGCACCCCGTTGCCTGCAGATTCAGAACCCGTATTGGGTAGCTCTGCAATGTACCGGCTACCAGGTCTACGCTTAATACCACCCTGGGGCTGCACAATGACATTAGTAGCCTTGGCCAGGGCATTGTTGTACTGCGCGAGATCGACACGACCACGCAACAGAGGATCAAGCTCCCCCGTTGAGAAGTTCGTTTGGAAGTCAATGAAGCGAGCCATTAGAAGCGAATAGCACTCAATGCATAGTCTTCAATCACCTGGCTCGGTTGGCCCTGGCTATCCATGCTCATGGCCTGCCTAAAGTAACCACCGCGACCATTCTCGCCTGGCGTACCTAAAGCAACTTGCTGCCAGTATTGTGTCTTCTCAGACTGCTCTGTAATTGGGTAAGCAAGATGCCAGGCCATCTGGTACTTGAGCAACTGCACAAAATACTGGGGCATTGCAAATTCTGGGGTTTGGTAAGGGTAGTCAATGTAGACCTCTTCCTCATTGGTCATTAACTTATCGCCGAGAATTTCCCACTCTTTCATGGGGCGCTCTCTAGAGTTATTGCTTTTAAAGACTGCCCTTGGATTGCCCAGGCGATCACCTGGCAATTGATATTCGTATTCCCACTCGCTGACAGGCTCGGTAACCAAGCGTGAGAGCTTGAGCTTCTTATAGGCAAACGACCATGGGTACATCATCAGGGAAGAATCCCTAACATCTGGGTACAACCGATCCGCAGCGTTTGCCTCGTCTGTCCCGTCATTAAATGACGAAATGGGCTTTGCGCCCAAGAGAATTAGTGCGTCTGAACAGATTGAAACGCCGGTATCACCCGCTGCCATAACAACCCCTCAATGTGATAAAGGCCAGCTTCCGAGAACCCCGAAAGCTGGCCATGTCCTACAAACTGCGATTAATCTCCGTCAGTTGCAGCAAGCGTGGTGCCATCTGCGACATCCACGACACCACTCGCATTACTAAGAACTTGAGTGAGTGTGCAGACAGCGGTGCTGCCGGTAGAAGTTACGCAGTAAATGAGATCGCCAACTTGCAGCGTGTCAGACAGGTTGTTGAAGTAGCCTGCCGTATTGACATCAGCAATCGCGTCAGTCGTCTTGTAAGCATAGATCGAGGGAGCCTGTCCCCGCTTTGCCGCCGAAACGACCGTCCAACCAGTAGATGAAAAAGCCATTTCAGTTCTCCTTACGATTCACGGCAAGTGATTTTGACAATACCCTCGTCATCAATGGCCGAAGACCCAGCAGAGAACATCGATGCAACCAAGAAGGAAGTCTTCTCGGGCACATAGTTGATCTCGGTCTTAGGTGCAATTCCCTCGGCCATACCGATTGCATCCTTGTGGAATGCGTAGAGGGTGCGGTCACTGGAACCATCGATGGGCAAGCCACCTTCAGCACGGTCACCCATAGTGTGGAAGGTGAAACCAAGGAAGGTATTCACTTCACCAGACACAAGAGCCTTAACCGTATTGAAGTCTGCACTGGTTACCGAGGTCTCGCCTAAGAGCGAAGACAGGCTATCAGCGTGGATGATGATATGACGACCATCCATGGGGACATTGTTGGCATCAAGCAAACGCTTGGCTTCACGCAACTTAGCCACATTGAGGTTGGTGTCAGTACCACCAATGTCATTGGACACGGTCAATGAAGTGCTGGAAGCAGAAAGAGCGTCAAGGATAATCTGGTCTTGACGGCGGCCAATGGCCTTAGAAACAACCTGAACAAGCTCACGGCGCTCGTCAAAGTTGACCTTCTGCTGCATGAAAATGTCCGAATACTCAGCAGCAATGTAGTCAGCCAGGGTTACAGTGATCTGGCCATAGGTAACATTGAGCGGAGCAACATCGGTCTGGGGGACGCGAACTTGTGCGACACCTTTGCCGATCTTAGGGAATTTATAGGTAGAACCTTCAACGCCAGAACGAACCCGAATCGCGCCGCGGAGCATGGCTTCAGCTTGGTAGGCCTGCTTAACCTCGGCATCGAACAGGGTCACAAAGGCTGTGCTTAGATTGATAGCCATTTGTAATGCCTTTCAAAAAGTTGATAGAGATAAACTTTTCGCATTCGGTTAGCCGGTCACCCGGGCCTAGAGCTTGCAGTAGGTTGCCAGCCGGTGGTCTACCACCATGTCAGGGTTCAGATAGGATATCTGAATTAGCCTTGCCCCGATTATAGGACAAGACTATTTAAAAATGCAAGACAAAAAAATACCCGGCACTAGGCCGGGTAAACCCCTAGGCAGGGGGGAGGAGAAATTATTCTTTGTAACGCTGGTAAAACTTTCTCTCAACCTTGGCTCGATAGACCGGGTCAGTGTAAAACTGCTCGTTGATCATTGCTCGCAGCTCGTCATCTGACTCGCCACCCTCAACCGGCTGGGATTCAATCGGCATCTTGCCCTCATAGGTGGAGCGCAGCTTCATCAACATATTGAGGCCTTTGGCCGTGCCACCGGCAACCTTAAACTCCTCAAAATCCTCTGGGGAGAATATCCCCTTGTTTACCATGCCTCTGGCCCAATTGACCATGGAATTGATCTTGGCTGATGCATTTGGCCCAAGGTATTTCATTTCCTCTTCAACGCTTGGCCCCTGGGGTGTCAGCTCGCCTGCTACCGACTGCACCTTTTGAATCAAGTCATCAAAGGCCATCTGGCTAATGCCATGCTCTTTAGCCCAGTCTAGAACGGTTGGGGCCAAAGGATCATCGTTAAAGTTGGCACCAAAGACTGCGGTGTCATAGTTCCCATCGGGCGGTGCCTTATGCTTGCCTTGGCTGACTATCTTCCTCATGTCAGTCCAAGACTTGGCAATAGCCTCTAAATCTGGTTCGTTTTCCTCTTTGCGCCAGAAATTCTCAGGCCACCAGTCTGGGCGCTCCAGTGGCTCATCCTCGGGTATTGACTCTGCTGATCGGTGTTCAATTGCCTCTGGTTCAGAACTCGCTTGAGCCTCCTCGGGTGCTGCTGTATCGAGTAGGCCAGCGGGTTCGCTAGGCTCGACTTGTTGCTCTTCGCTCATAAGTTCCTCGCTCTTTTGATCCGCGCTTCTAAGTCTCGGATCACGCTGTTCTGACCTTCACGGTAGAACGCAAAATCCGAGCTGCTTCCCGGCACGGCAACGGGTTGCTCCAGCAGATTCTCACGCCACCAGGCCATCAACCTCTGGCCATCCTCGGTAGCGAATACCCTGAGAATCAGTTTGTTTGTATCGTCATTCTTGCTATGGGGTTTCCCCTCCCCGGTCATTTCTTCTATTTCATCCCATCCTGGCATTGATTACCCCATAGGTTGTTGCGGAGCGATTGCTGCTTCTTGGTTTGCTGCGACTGCTTCTTGCTGGCCAGCCATGGACATCATGGCCTGGTCTTGCATCATCAATTGGCGCTGCTGCTCGATAATGAACGCCCTCTCCACGGCAGTTGTCCGAACAGATGCAGGCACCCCGAGCTTGTCACCAATAAAGTCAATGACATCACCCGTCTTCAGAGCAAGCTGACCCTCATTACCCATGGCCGCAGTGATCTGCATAAACTGCATGATTGAATTAATTTCTTCCATGTTTTGAGCCATGGCCAGCGGCGCAACAGGCGCAACCTTAACCTCCAGGCCATTGACCCGCAGAGGCATATCGATCAGCCCACGCTCATCCATAACCTGGAGAATTCTGCCCACCAGCGGCACCATGGTCTCATTGATCAAGCGCCCAAAGGCTGACCCCAGATTCTGGGCTAGCTCTTTCATGCGCTCCACCACCTCGGTGGCTGACCTGGCGCTCATGTTGTCAGGTGGCAAAGACTCATCAAGTAAGACACGCTTAATGTTTTGGCGCAGATCGTTAATCACAATCTGGCTGACATTGAAGTCACCCGAGCGGGGCAATGGGCGCAGACTCTCGCCTTGGGGGCCACCATTCCTGGCCACAGGAATAATCGCACCCGGCAAGATCTTCACGGTCTGTGGGTTTAGCACCCCGTCATCGGCGGCGGTATAGACCCCGGCAACAGCCAAGCTGGCATTCTTAAGCAACAGCTCCAGAGTCTTATTGAGCGTCTTGATGTCGGGCAGAGCTGTCAGCAGTGGGCCACGGCCATAGATCTCACCGGCCACCTTCATATAACGTGAGATGACCCAGGGGTTGCCGTTGTACCGGCGATAGACCAACTCTTGCTTCGTTGCCTTATCAAGAATGTGATAGCACCAATCGCCACGGTCTGGATCATAAATGGTGGCCTCTAGCAGCTCCACCTCATCGGTAGGCTTCTGCTCGATGCGCTGCGATACCTCAATGGGCATCTTGGCATCTGGCCATTGCTGAACAATTGCTTCGCCCTTCATCCGCAGCTTGCGGAAGACCTTATCAACCTGGCCATTAGCACCTTCCTCATAGGAGATCAGGAACATGGGCACGGGGATAAAGTTGATCGGAGCAACATCATCGCCAGGCAGAACAAGCATTCCAGCAGTACCAACAGCCAGGTCAAGCAAGAACTCGCCAATGGCAATGTCAAAGTTGGACTGCTTCAGCACGGCGAACATCTTTTCGTTATACGCATCGAGGATGGCCTGAGTCTGGCCAATGCGGTCTCGCGGTATATCGGTGCCAGGCTCAAGCCTGCACCACTTACGCTGTGGCGGGAAAATGCCAGACTGCAAGCGGTTGGCAAAACGCTGCGTTGAGGTGATAGCCGTGGAGTCAAAGACTCGGGTCATCTTCTTCTGGCCCTGGCTATTGCCTTCCCAGTAACCGTAGAGCTGGCGCTGTGGAAGCGCAAACTCATAGGCATCCCGGTACAGATCCTCAAATTGATCTTTTCGGCGCTGGGCAGTCTCGGCCCTACGCACGATATCGTCAGGGCTTAAGCGTTTGCCCATATAGCCTTTGTCTAAAATTTCATCCATTCTTTTTCGCCTCGTAGCGTTTCAACAGGTTGCGGCCTTTAGCGGCCAGTCGAGCGGCAGCAGATCGATCTGTGGGAGCTGACTCCCCCCAGGCTCTTGCTGCCAGTGCGAGGCGGGTAGGCTCACCATTGTCTTTGGTCAAAGGCCCGCTGGGATTTGTGTAAAACCGCGTAAGGAAAGACCCCTTCCTTTTCATCTTCTCAGGAGTGTCAGCAGCTCCCTGAACGCCAGGCTTGAGGTTTGCCCCTTCCTTGCGTTTGAAATACTTACGGCCAGCAGCAGTCAGCCCACCTTTGGGATCTTTGATTGGCTCACTCATTCGTACCACTCCAACATAATTTCAGCCGTTTGCGCCGAACCAGAAATATTGGTCAGGCGAATTAGATAATTCGTTAATGGCTTGATCACATACTCAAGCGCATCACCGCCACCGCCACCCGCTTTCTTCTTAACACCACCAGGCAAAAACTCTTCAAACAACTCGGTGCCTGTGCTAGTCACAGTCGGGTTGATCGTCATGGCCACATTGCTGGTGGTCAGGCTATTACGGTTGCGATTGATCGGCGTAAATGCTGTGCCGCCTGATGCGGTTGCCGACTCATAAATAAACAGCGTTGAATCACCACCACAAAATGCGCTAACCGTTAGGTGGGGGTAATAGCCTGCATTGGCTGCAATGGCAATGTTAATGCTGGCATTATCGGCCAGTGGTGATACACCATTCTGCAAGTAATAAGCAATAAATGCCCTGCCCTCATGCAGGCGGTAATGATTAATATCAATGATTGGCAATGGCTCGGAATAGTCCACCAGCACCTGAGTACCATCACGCTTGCCAAAGCTCGGCGAGGCGTGTCGGGTCTCGGTGGTCAGCGACTCCCTGGTGACTGTAATGGTCACTTCTGTGCAGCCCTCATATTGTCAACAAGGTTGGGGTAGGGGCGGCCTGCCTTCTTTGCCATCGCCTTTGCCGCTGCCTTCTGCATCTTCGACAACTGCTTGGGCTTACCCAAACCCTTTGGCCTGTCTTTATCCC